TTTGAGTTAATGGCCATCAATATATTATTCTATATACTGAAAGCCTTTTCTAGTTCACTACCAGAACCCAAAATGGTATCAAATACTGAATCATCGTGAGACTTTTCAACTTGTGTACTTCCTTGTGTTGCAAGTGTACCAGGTTGGCTTTGCACCTCTTTCATTTTATTATGAATCTCTTGTCTAGCAGAATCGGCTATTTGTTCATCCCTATTCTTGCGATTCATTAAATAGTATATATCTTCAAGCTCTAAAGACTTAGATTTTGCAAAATCGGTAAATTTGTTCCATTCTTCATCAGACATATTCATCTTTTGTTTGAATTGAGTTTCCCTAGCCATTTTTGCATTTTCCTGTCTCTGAACTTTTAAAGCATTATTAAGACGACGTTGTACAACTCCATCTATTGTCGCTCCCAATACTTTTGCAGAATCAGAATCTGGTTTACCAAAAGCCTCTTCAGCATCGAAAACAAAATCTTCATCAAGATTCAATTGTTGATTCAATGTTTCTGGGGTCTGGCCTCCACCCTCAAAGTAATTTCTAACATGAGAAATTAAATTAGGGTCTTCTCGCATAGCATCTAGTATAGGCATATAAGGTTCGAGTTCCTTTAATTTACCATTTAGCCTTTTAGCTTCTCTACTAGAATCACTATACCTTTTTTGTAAAGTATCCATTTCATTGGGTACTTCGTTCTGAACTTCTACATTGGGGCTCGCCTGCGTGTTACCGCTTTGTTCCGAGGTTGGTTGTGAAGGTTCGTCTAATATGCCGCCATTGACTTGATTGTCTAATTCTTGAAAAAAATTTTCAGATGACATTCCCATGACTGCATCTTGTACGTTTGTACTTTCGGGGGCCTGAGTGGCGTTACCTACTTGTTCTGACATACTATCTCCTATTTTAAGGTTGTTTTAATTTAGCAGTTTGAAAAACTAAGATGCAAGTGCTAAGATTGCTCGTTATTACTTACATCCTCTTTAGTTTGTCTCATATCAGACTGCATTTGGTCTTTTAATTTCTGATACTCAACTTTTAACATTCCTCTTAGAAGTTTTTGTTGTGCATCAGTTTCAAGAACATCTTTTCGTATTTCATTACTAGCATCCCCAACCTTCATTTTGATGCCAGCTTGTACTAATTGTCTTTGTAGTGTTTCTATAGTTCCATCTTTTTCTTTTAGAGCTTCTTCCATAGATTGAACCTGTCCTTGCATTTGTGATACCATAGACTTTCTTTCTACAATATTTTCTTTATTTCTAATATCTGTTTCAGCTAACATTGCAATATCATCAATTAATCCAGCTTGATACCATTTAAAATACTCTTCTAGTAATGCCCATCTATTTAATGGCAATGTTGCACCTGCTATAATCCTTACATCAAATCTAGCTGAAGCATAATCTTTGTATTTACCTATAGCTTTACCATAATCATTATATATATTAACATTGATTCTTACTTCTTTTTCTTCTGGATTATTAGCTTCTGGTTGTACAATTCTAAATACTTTTTCAATGTTATAATGTTTTTGAGCCATCATTTTAAACACTCTTCCTAAATGCTCTAATGATGGTTCTACAACACTATTCATCCAAGATTTTAATCTTCTAGTTCCAAACTCATCATTTGCAAGTAAACCACGATATGTTTCTGCTTGGTCTTGAGAGAATCCCATCATTGCAGAAGGTACTCCACTAATGTACTCTGCATCTGCTTTCCCTTGTTGAACTACTGTAAAAAATGCATTGTTAATAGGTGAAGGTTGTATTGGTGTGGGAGGGGAAAAGCCTGGCCTATACTTTAATAATGCGCCTGGCGATGATGAGTATTTTTCCCATTCATCTTCTGGTACAGAACCTTCTTCATACATCCATCTAAGATTAGAAGATAGGTTTGCATTATGAAGCATTATCTGGTGTGCTTTATTTATTTCTTGTTGTTTACCTATCAATGGAGTAACTGCACTCATAGCAAACGGAGTTCCTGTGTACATATATGGAATAGGAACTATAGGATATTCACTAATTGGAATAATTTGTTCATATAAAAATGCATCATCTCCAACACTACAACATTTTACAATTCTATTTTCATAAAATGGTATTGCATCAACAATATTTTTTTGAACTTCTTTGCTTTTTTTCAAGATATTATAATCAGCGTCACTCATAATTTGTTGTTTAATTATAGTAGCTTGTTCTCTAGCTTCTGAAATAAGTTCCATTTCTCTTTCTTTGATAGCCTGAGCAGCCATCTTTTGAGAGTTATCCACCATCAACTTAGCTCTTTCTGGAATAATTTCACCAGCTTGAACTTGTTGTTCTATTTGCAATTGTTTTTCAATCAACTGAACTTCTAATTCTTGTTGATAAGATTGCATTTGTTCTTCAATGCCCTCTTTTAATAAATCTAATTCCGCTGGAGATGGTTCTATTTTTATATAGACATTGTGATATTTAAATTTCTTTTTTGAATATGTTTCATAGTATGGAATAATATCTTCATCTTCACCATCTGTATTAACACCATAACTAATGTCATCTGGTTGAATACTATCTGTAAACTCTACATCTCTTTGAGAATAAGAAACTACATCAGTTCCTTTAGTAACTTTTTTAATTTTTGCCTCATGTTGTGGAAGCATATTGATAAGTCTTGCCCTAGATATATTCTTTCTTATCTGTATAAAAGCAGCGTCTCTAAATAGAAAATCTCTACTTGCTGGGTCTATATAAACATCATAAGGGTCTACTCTATTAAATCGGACCTCCCCCATTCCCCTATCTGCATCTTTATCTATGTCTACAAGAAAGTATCCCAATCCTTTTGTAAGCGAATCTAGTACAACTTGACTATATAAAGACTTACCATTTGATAGATACCAACAATAATCTGCAACATCAGAATGTACTTGAGCTACGTCTACATCGTCTCCTGTCGCTCCTACTGCTTTCCACTTTGGGTCATTTGCAGTAACAAAATATTTCATTATTTCTATTATAGGAGTTATCCTATTAATAGTGAATGTTGGCATACCAGACTCTTCCAACATAGTCATTTCGTCTTTAGTCAATTGCTCATTTAGATAAAAATCATATCCTTTTTGACTAGTTATCTGCCATCTTCTTCTATTGGAATTATTTGATTTATCCCATAGTTGTTTATTTATTTGAGCTTTTGTTTTATTATTTATTCTTGCCAATTATTTACTTCTTCTTTTTAGGTTCTATGTAAAAAATATTGTCTTTTGAATATCCTTTATATAAAGCAGAATCTTGTTTTGCTTGTTGTTTTTTACTTATAGGGTCAAATATATTTGTATATAACCTTTGGCAATTAAGTTTTTGTTTTTCAGTTTTTGCTTTTTTCATACAATCAGCCATTTTTGATTGTCTTTCTTTTCTATTTTCGTATACACCTTTTAGTTTTGCCACAATTAATCCCTTATCTCTACATGAACTAAGTCATCAAACTTATTATCATTAATATCTCCATCAGAATCCCAATCGCCTCCCCACCTAATCTTTAATCCCATTGAGTGACCAATACCTCTCAACATTCCACCCATGTAGTGAAACATTTCTCTATCTTCCCAATCTATCGGGTAAGGAGCGAGGTCAACAGCTTTTCCTTCTATGTGTTTGGAATA